AAGTTGTTCATTTTAGTGCTTCAACCTCGTAACGAATTTGGTTTGGATAAGTTTTTTGTGCCCACTTTAGCACTCGATTGTTTTGTGCTTTGATGCCCTTACTTGACGTTGGTTTGGTGGGCATTGTGCGAGAGATTTGCATCATCGTGAACTCATCATAGAGTCGCACGAGATAAGTTTGTGTAGTAGTTTTCATTATCAACCTCCGAACATATCATCGAACAGTTGTTGTGCATCACGGGCACATTCTTCACGCTGTTCTTTCATGCGTTGCTCTTCGATTGCCATGCGTCGTTTTGCTTCAAATGGTGTAAGTTGGTTGAGCATCAGGATTCGGTTGTTGTGTCCTTTGATGAGCATGTTTGGTTGTGTTCCTTTGACTCCTATAGAATACACGATTTTAAGGCACCTACAAGCGCCTGTGTGGCGCTTTGTCAGGTGTCACAGTATCAGACGACCATTGTCCATTGTTTATGCTTTGCTGGGGTAATTCTGCCCTCTTCTAACAAGTTGTCGCAAACTTCGCAGAAGACTGCGAATTTTTCCTCTCGGTTGAGAGTATCAATACCATCACAATCTTTGATCACGTCAAGGATCATTTTCTTAGAGTGAATCATCTTGCTGAGAATAGGGAAAGAAGCAGTCATTGTGCGAGATTCCAGAAACGTTGAGAAGCGATTGTTGCCTGTTGTTCAATAGGCAGATCAGGATATTCTTCCTGAACTTGTTCAAAAAGAGATTCCATAATCTCTTCGTTTGTGTTACATGACATAAGTTTTTCCATCAGAAAGGGTTGCTCCATGTCTCGTACTGTTTGAGACTAATTTCACCACACTTGCAAAGCATGTCAGTGAAGTCACCGAATGCAATACGCTTGCGAATCTTATCACCTTTGATAGAAGGATCCTGCATTGTTGCTACCTTCCAGTTGTAACGGAATTGCTCAACAACTTGTGCTTTGGTGTAGTGACGCATGGTGGTTTCCCTTGATTGCTATAAACATAGTATGACACAGGATCGGACCCAATGGGGCGATCAGTGGACACTTTGACAAACTGGCACATCAGCAGTAGGCAAGAGGGGGGATGCCCTCTAGAAAGATTTGATTAACAACGTTCTGCAATCTTGCCGCGATAGCATTACCCATCTTGTAACCTGTGGGCATAGTAACAACACCTTCCTGCTTTTTATAGAGGTGAAATGCACCAGCAGGGATGCGACCTTCAGTAACAGCAGCGCGGTCATCTTTATGCACACGGATAACACGACCGATTGTCTGTGCCATCTCAACAATAGGCAGATTTCTGAGCAGAATAGTATGTGTCAACCCAGGCACATTGATGCCCTCACTGAGAATAGAATAGTGGAAGATCACAAACTTTTTAGTGTCATCAGCACCCCAAGATTGCAGAGTGGTGAAGAACTCTTCACGACCAACTTTTTTGTCGTTGATGATAGCACCGAACTTAGAGGTGATGTGCATCACTTCATAACCTTTCTTGTAGAAATACTCAAGAATGTCAGTGTGTCCGAGCATATTGCCAAGAACCTTAGAAGATGGAGCAGCAACCAGAACTTTAGGTTTCTGGAATACATCAAGTTGCTCAAACATATCCTTCAGATTGTCAGCATCAACCTCGTGTGCATTGTGCTTAGTGCGAGTGCGATTCGTTTCAAAAGGAACAACACGAGGGGGAACGATTGCACCTGCTTCGATGAGTTCCTTAGCAGGAACATTGCAGAGCACACCACCCCAAACATCAGTGTTATTCATGCCGCGAGCAACACTCACACCACGACCAGTTTTAGGGGTTGCAGTGAAATAATAACGACGCTTAGCATACTGAGCAGTAGCAAAGACGCTAGTGAAGAAGTGCTTACCGCACCCATTGTGTGCTTCATCAAAATAAATGGTGTCAATATCAATACCACTCTCAACAACGCGGTGCAAAGAATGATAAGTGGTGAATATAATGCAGGACTCAGATGCTGCTCGCGCAGTGTTAGCGAACAAAGCAATCTTGTCTGCTTTTGTTGTGCTGAAGTGATGTGTCTCACCGCTATGAGCATGACAAACATGCGTCCATGTAGCAGACACAAACTCCATGAACTCTTCACACAACTGATTAGCGAGAAGAATACGCGGAGCAACAACAACTGTTGTGCTACCTTGTGCAGCACGAGCGAGAGTATCGGCAATCATGATGTAAGTCTTGCCGCCACCAGTAGGCACAATAATTTGACCTGCATTGTTGCTTTGCATAGCATCAAATGCACGTTGTTGATGGGGGCGAAGTTGCATGAATAACCTTGACTATGACTATAGTATGACATGAAAAAACCCCCAAGTCAAGGGGGTTGTGCCACTTCATTCACTGACCTCGGCAGCACCATGAGCAATGATCTGCTGATTTAATTGATTTTCTGGCATATTTCCGCCTGGGACTTTCTGTCCTCCATATCTTTCAACGTGATAATTAATCCAATCTCCGTTACCATGATAGAACCAACTGCCATTTACTTCATACTCTAGATTCTTATTATAATGCATACAGGTTCTTAACACTTGGTTCAGCACTTGTGCTGATACTGGTTCAAATGTCTCTTTCATATTGATATACTCATAGACTTCACCAGTTTGTTCGTTTTTATCTTCTCTAGCAGAGAGAATAACACCAGATTTATTTGGTTGCATCCATTGTGGAATTACTTGAGGTGATGTCTTCCAGACACATTCAAATGCTCTGCATAATTGTGGACGATCTTCATAGATTGTACACCCACCACATCCAACACTATCATTTTTTGCAAAATGACATGGGATTCCCTGCATCATTTGATATCCATGAATATTTGCGGGGAGAAATCCTTGGCAACACATGTTGCAGTCACCACACTCTCTGTAGTCATTACTTGGTACAAAATCTGTCATCGTTTAATAATTAGAATTTCATGTGATTTCTTAGGATCATTATTGACTTTATTCTTGCCAATACGTTTCTCACCTAGTGCATATGAATAATGCCACTCAGGATATACAATTTCATACTCTGCATACCAGTCACGAATTGTCTCACAATTATTGTAACTGAGAATAAATGGTCCCTTATGTCTAGAGAGTTGTAGCATCAAACCCTCATGGTTGAAAGTATCATGATGCACTGCAAAATTGCAGTTTGGATACATCCCCTTGAACATCTTGTTATCTTTATCCTTTTCCAAATAATATGGAGGATCCAGATACAAAAAGTCTGAGTTAAATTCATCCAGAGTGTTAGCATAATCACCCTTCATCGCAGTCAGATTTGGATTGCGATATTCTTCAACACGTTTACACATACGCTCCCATTTTTCAGGAGATTCGTAGATCTTACTCATCCATCCCAAGAACATAGGTCCATAGGAAAGATTGTGATTGAAATAATAATATGCTGCTGCGTTCTTATGATCTAAACAGATAGGTTCACGTTCATAATACTTGTATCTGTCACCATAACCAGCAAACATTTGCTGAGTGATATTCCATTTCAGCAGTTCTTCTTTGACTGCTTTGTATTCTTCTTTTGTAGGCACAAGATGTCTACAACGATCTGCAAGTCCTTGAGGATCTTGCAACAGAATACACCAAAATACAATTAATTGCTCAAAGGCATCAAAACCAATAGTCTTGATGCCTAACTCAGAACTCCAGCGAGATTCTAGACTACCACCACCCAAAAATGGGGAGATAATTCTATCCTTAGGAAACTTTTCAGGAAGATGTTCAGTGATAATTTTATATGCTTTGGATTTTCCGCCAGCGTATCTGAGTGGAGTTTTCATTTGCGTTTTGCAGTCTTTGTTAGAATTATAGCATGTGCTTCCTGAATATATTGCTCCCAAGGTTTACCCGATTCTTGGTAATTCCAAGCAGGATAACAACCCTCAGAAGCAACATAGTCACGAAGACATTTTTCTTCCATCTCTTTGAAGGCAGAGATGGACATAGTTTCTGCACCAAAGAGACCTTTAACTGGTGCAAAAACCTGTACAGAAGTAATCATATAAACTGATACTTCAGCGCCACTCATGATCGATTCATGTACCAGTTGGTTAATACCAAAGGAACGAATTGATGGGCGTCCAGTATTAGCGGACACATAGAATGACATGGTGGATTTGATACCACCTTTAGAGACACTGCCACCGATCTTCATGATCTCACCATCTTTGACGAGGAGATATACACGACCAGCATCATCTTTGAGAACTTTGTTATCAAGATTCTCATAGTTGAGTTTAAGTCGTGCTTTGGAAGGTCCGTCGTTCAATGCGAACTTTCCGACCATTGTAGCAGTTTTGACGTTGGAGATGTGCATAATAAAATAGCGATTTTGGGAGAGTCTTTGGGGCGCTGCTCATTCCGTTGATCATATTGTAGCAGTCAGAGGCATGGAATGATGTCCACTGCGCCCACTGCGTCAACTGGCACAAGGTTGTCCATAACAAACTTTACATTGTCCAGTCCATATACTACCACTTCTTGTCTAGAATAGAACCCATTTTTTGCTTTGTTTTTTAACCAAGTGATGCGATACTTGTCAATCATTGATTAGTTCACCGATAGTTTCATCTTCACTGCCAAGAATAGCAGAAACCCAGTCATCTTCGGGTGCTTGAATGATGTCATTCTCATCCCAAGAGATGTCAAAGTCTTCATTGTACATACTGACCAAATCCATTGTTTTGTGAAATTTGTGCTGAGCGTCTCCAGTCTCTCAACTGGTTTAGTTTTGTTTTGAGTTTACGAAGTTCTTCATCAGTATACAAGAAAGGATCATCATACCCTTTCTTGATTGCTTTTTTGAGAACACTAATTTCAGATTCTAACATTACCTATACAAGTCAGTTAAATGTAGTTTTTCTACGATTGCTTCTACCTCTTTCATTTTGTCGAGATAGACGGGTTGTTCAATTAGTTTGTCTTGATAATAGCGTTTCTGTAGATCAGAAACATACAAGAACAAAGCATCCTTTAGGATCATTTTTTCTTCTTTGTCGAGAATTGCAGAATGGAGGAACTGCATTAGTTATCCCTCCGCAGTGTCTTAAGATAAGACATTACATCCTCACGAACCCACATGAGTTCATTATAACACTTTTGATTGTGAGCACACTGACGCAATTTATGGTCAGGTTTGAGTACGGACTCGATAAAAAGATCAAGTCCTCTGTTGAACTTTTCGTTTTGAGGTTCGGTGTCCATTTAATTACGATTGGGTGGTGAAATCCAGGTCGTAGTCTACAGCAGATGCATCGTCAAATTCTAAGTCTTCATAGAAACTTTCGATTTCATCAATACCATCCATTGTCATTGTCGATTTCTGGGTCAAATTTTCGGTTTTTTCGATCTGCTTTGGATTTTCTGTTGTCGTATTCGCCATGATAGTTGTCCTCGGTTGCGTATCTATTTGTTCCACGTTGTCGTTTGTCACGGATGGATTTTCCAAAAGAGTAGTAACCTCGTTCGTTACCACCACGCCGAAAGGTTTTGCCCATGATAGAGTTAATGGTCAGAAATAAACTACTAGAAATATATATCAGCGATCAAACTGAGGGTAAACCGACTTAACGTAGTCGTCATCATCCTTTTCGGGGATAGCATGAGTCTGAACATGCAGATCTTCAAAGACATAACCAACACCCTTCAAGAAGTCAGCAGTTTTTTCTACCGCATCTTGCAAAATAGTTGACTCAAACTCTTTAGTAGTTGTAGTTTCGTCTTCGTCTGTGCAAATTAGAGTGAATTGTGGCATTGTCTTGATTGGTTGACTCTAGTAGTATAACAGGATTTCTCTAGATGCACAACCCCCTGTGCCACCTTATTCAGTGTCACACGATACATTAAATGCTATTGATATTCTATCTTCATCACTTTTACTAGGTTCAACATCATGCTCTAACCAACTAGGAAAGAACATAATCATCCCCTCTTGAGGTTCAATGAACACATATTCAGTGCCATTATTAAAATATGAATGATCTGGCATTGATTGTATCAATGCTCCTCTAGGATCGTAAAATCTAACTCTACCACTATTTTGTGGTACTTTTACATAATAGATACCAGACAAAAATATATTTGTTGATACATGTGTATGTCTTCTATTATGATGTCCTTTCCCATTGATATTAATCCATGAATACAATGAGAAATTAGATAATGGTTTATTCTCTAATCTTGGTGTTATCTGTTGTACAACATCCAGTAATTCTTGACAATGAAATTCTGGACTCTGATACCCACCTTCATTAGAAATAGAAACAGATTCATGAGTATTTTGAAACTCATGAATCTGCTTTATTAACTTTGAATTGTCTATATTCACAAACTCCATCCATAATGGAGTTGAAAACAAATTATAGTTTTCCATAATATAAGTGTTTCGTCAATTATAGCACATTAACCAACAGGTTCAAATGCTTCATATTCAATAACTACTCTACCATCTCCACCATATTGTTGTCCTCGGGCATGGTTAGTGCTTCTAATTCCGCCCCTACCTACTTGGTTTCCTGGCCAATAAGGGGACGAAGTTGCCTGTGGAGGTAAGTCTCTACCGCTGCCAGTGTAAGTATTTGCATTATTAACAGGGTGACTAGGATGACCACCAACATATCCTGATCCTCCACCACCATTTGATGAATTGGGTTGTCCACCTCCACCAGCACCACCATAATAACCAGCACCACCGCCACCAGAATTGCAACCATTTCTACCAGCAGCAGATGCCCATTGTCCTCCGTAAATTGTATTGGGCCAACCAGTTGCAGCACCATTTTGTTGTCCACCACATGCAATACCGCCTCTTAACTGAGCACCACGGCAGTTACCTTGGGGACCTGGGGCAGTGCAGTTTCCACCACCATTGTTTCTATATTGTCCACCACCATTTTGTGTTCCACCTCCACCACCTGAAGGAGTAGCACCATTTTGACCACTATTTCCACCACCAGCACCACCGCCGTGAGGGTTTCCGCGATTATTGTCACCAGAACCTCCACCACCACCAGCAAGAATAATCGAAGCGTTATGATCTGTGCTTACACTATTTCCATTCCAAGCATTAGTGAAGACACCTGAATATCCTCCACCAGAACCATTGTTCTGAGTTCCAGGACCTCCACCACCACCAACAACGATCTTAAATGTTGCTCCAGCAGAATTATTAATTGTTCCAACACTATATCCACCAGCACCACCATTAGAGTTTTGATCTGCTTCAGATCCACCCCCAGGACCGAAAACATATGCGGTCAAGGTAGTTGATTCACTAGGAGCACTAAATGTTTGGATGCCGCCAGTGTATGTAAAAATCTTGTTAAATGTTTCCAGCGCCCTTGCCCCGCCCCTAAAAGCGAGACCGCCGCTAAGACCATAGGATGAAAGTAAAGGCATGACTTATCAATTAAAATGTGTCTGTGATGCTAAAACAACGTAAGCAGATGAACCTGTTTTTAGGATAGAAAATGCATAAACATCATATCCTCCAGTACCACCACGCGCAGTGGGAGCAGAACCACCAGACCATTCTGTTGTTACACTACTACCATCAATTTGAATATTTCCAGGAACATATCCAGATCCACTACCATTTTGAGAAATGAGAGTGACAACTAAATTCTCACTATTCTCCATGTATGCGTTCAAAGTAGTGACGCTACCACCATCTGTGTAAGTGATATTAGGAGTAAAGTTATTAGTGTTAGCAGTAGTAAACAGAGTGATCGCACCATTATAAACATTAATGGTTGCGTTTGCGTTTGATGCACCAGAAACGTTATTTGTCTTCTCTAGCAGTGGTGATGTCTTAAAGATTGCACCACCATTTCCTTCAACTTCTAATGCAGCACGAGGATCACTAGTGTTGATGCCAACTTTCGACGTTGCACTATCTACATACAACTTATTATCATTGACATTAACATCACCAGAAGTCAGGAGTTGGATCTTACCGCCAGTTCCCCCCTGATTTCTGATTGTATCTACTTTAAGTGTTGACATTCTCCGAAGTCCTCTGTTGTATAGTTATTTATGATCAAAAAATTACCAAGTTACCATCAGTGAGGATGGTTAATGTAGTCGTGGCACCAGAGACTGTGATAGGTCCAATGGTAAATCCGTTAGAGAATTTATCATCATTATTAGGAGCACCAGCACCGACTGCTGCGTCTTCAGTTAATTGAGTTCCATTAGTTCTAATGATCGAATCATTACCTACAGAAGGTCCACCACCTGCAACAGGTGCCCATCCATCAGTACCAGAACCATCAACGTTTGTGATGTAAATCTCTGCATTATCATCATCAGAATTATATCTAATAGAACCTAATGCAGGTGTAGTGGGACGATCAGCAGTTGATCCAGCAGGCAATGCTAAAACAGAATTAGTATTCTGAAACGCTAGTGCCGTGATAGTTGCATTTGTTGCTGTGGAGATATTATCTCCAGTAATTTGAGTGAACGCCATAGCAGTCGTTTATTCTTATTTAGATAGGTAATTCTAAAATTTGGATGTTTACACCAGTTGGAGGTGCAGATCCAAATACCACCTGAGCATTACTGACGGAATAGTTTGCCGTATTGCCACTAACTTCCGATGCAGATCCACCAATTTGCATAACACCATTAATAAACACAAGTATTGAGTTTGCGGTGTGATCAATATTAGTATTTGATGGATTAGTGATAGTAAACGTCTGAGTTGTGCCATCACCTGTATATAGTCTCCTGATATATTTACCAGAACCAACTACACCAAAACCAGTACCAACAACATCACCATCAATCTTTGTATTACCAGCAACTGTGAGTCTGAAAGTATTCTCAGGTTCAGTACCGATACCAACACCAGTACCAGCATCACCAGCATTATTGATAGTCAGAGGTACATTATTTCCATACTTATCATTAATGTTGATAACACCAGTATCACTTAAACCAAACTCATACCAATTACTTTCGCCAGCAACACCATTATCATAATAAATCCAACCTAATGATTTTCCAGGCACCCAACTTTGATTGTAAACTAAGTCACCATCTGCCTGAGTTGGATATGTTGTAATACCAGTTAAGTTTGGTTCACCATTGTCAGGATTATTTGGAGGTGCCATCAGTGTTTGTCTGATGGTTGTACCATCTTGGTTGGTATATGTAAGTTTTCTTGCCTGAATATTCTGTGTAGAAGATACAAGTCCTTGGAATGTAACAGGACCAGCAAAAATAGATTCTAACTGGTTAGATGCACCACCGATAACCGTTAGTTTATCAGTAAGCACCAACTCAGAGAATGTTTCGATGGTTGTGTTTTCTTCACCAACAACATTAAGTTGTGCAATATCTTCACTAGTAATCTGACCAGTAACAGGGTTAATAATCTGGTTACCAATAAACAGATCACCATTAGAGTTCAGACCAGAGTAGAAAGCAACACCCGCTTCTTCTTTGATTGACTGAGAGAATTTAATCTGTTCCTCTGTCAGAGTTTCAACCTGTGCCTGAGGGAATGCAGTTGAATAGTTACCAGGACCGAAACCAAGATATTCAAACGTATGGTTACCAGAACGCATAATTGAGTGGCGTCTGAGTTCTACTGGAATAGGAACATTTGCTCCAGAAGATGTACGAATGTTGATCTTTCTTGCTTCCTCATCACCAGATCTAGCAGTAAGAATGATTGTAGAAAGACTACCACTACCATCATTTTCTCCTTCAGAATCTTCCTGACCACCAGTATATGCGGGAGCGTTTGCTGCTGGCCAACCACTATCTTTGAGGAGTTTAACGATTGCTTCCTTAGTAATAGATCGCTTAGGATCTTTAACAAATTCACCATCAGATAGTAGGTTATTTGTTGCACTTACCGACCCGATAATTTGAGTGTCAGCTTTGGAATAAGCACGCAGAGGGTCAGCAAGAGGGTTGTCTCTGTCAAACGTAGGATAGACTTCGTTGACGTTTTGAGAGAACTTCCTGTCGTCGAAATTAGCAACGTTAGGTGTAACAGATGCATAAAGGAGGGTAATATAATAGACTCCATTTTGTACTCCACTAATCAAAGGTTGTACTTTTTCAATATCGTAGATGTAGAAAGCACCTTGAAGATTTACACCACCCGCATCACTATTCAGAGGTTGTAAAACATAACCGCTGATAGGATCTCTAGGTGTAGGACTTAACTTATCTTTGTCAGTTTCATAACGGATACGATACGTTCTATCCTGCAAGTCTCTAGGGTCAGAGATTCTCTTAATGAACGTAGTAGGTGTGAAACTTACGTTATTGAAATCAGCATTAGTATTCAGTGCTTGATAAATTTCATTACTAGCATTGTTATTTTCTACAGTTAGATACCAACCACCAACTGCATCTAAACCACCAGGTTGAGTACCAGTTCCAGTATTAGCGTCTAAGTTATAGGAATTAGAGTCAAATTGCAATGGTGATCCAGCAGCACCAGGAGCAACACTTGAAACACTAGGACCAGCACCAGCAATTCTTGCAGATAATGGTGTAGGATCAGCACCAGCAGTTGCTGCTAACTGGCAGAATAATTTGTCGGGTACAGCACTTGCGCCCGTGCCATCAAGACGTGCTCCAACGGTGAAACCTTGGACTTTATTTGTAGGAGGCGAATTTTCGTTCGTGTATCCAAATAAGTATAATCTTGTTCCTGCGAGTTCGCCTTGTCCACTTAATCCTGCGTTAATTACTTTTGTTCTGTTGATGTCAATGTTGACCCAGTTTACCGCAGTTTCATCACCAAAAATAACTTGATTATTGACGGTTGCACTATTGGCAACAGATAATGGAACGTCATTACCAGATGTACTTAATACAGTAGCACCAGTTCCGATACCATTGCCAGTTACATTCATACCTGCCAATACACCATACACCGAACCATCATTCGGTAAAGTAACAGTTGTAGCACCACTAGTACCAGTACATACTGCTGTTACAACAGGCAATGTTTTGGGTGGAATGATATGTGAAACGAATCCAGATTTGTCCTTAGAGAATGCTTTTGCCTTAAAACCAGCAGATCTTAAAGCAGTGTTACCAAAGTTAGAGTTAGAGTTCGTAATTGACATGTCACCGCCACTCAGTGCGGTAAAGTGTGTGCCATATCCAACAGCGAACACCGAAACTGCCTGAATGAATGAGTCATTACTACATTTAATATGTTCGTGTGCCCATCCCTTTCTATATTCTGCAAAACCATTCAAGTGAGCACCTGAACCTGCTGCCTGTGGTGTATAAGTTCCAGTTGATTGATCGTATAAAACAAATGCCCTATCATCTTTTTGTAGTGACAGACCAGTAAACTGCGCCACAACCATTGATTTGAAACCAGTAGATTTACTACCATCAGCGTGCATACCATTCATACCCCACACCGATCTCAGTGATAGGTTAAACGCATATGGTGATGCAGAGTCAACTGTATCAATCTCAGTTTTAACTGTGATAGCAGTACCTACAGCATTTCCACTCGGTTCACCCGACATCTGATAGGTAAAGATATTATCCCTAGCAGATGTTACAGTGAACGAACCTTCATACAATGCAATATCTGCTGCACTATTAGGTCCTAAAGATCCAGTAACACCATCAATGTTAATATTAACACCAACAGAGAATCCATGATTTCTAGGTTGATCGAATTCGTCAACAGTTACAGCAGTTGCAGTTGCACCATTACTTGTAATCTGAGAAACACGATATTCGTCAGAGATAGGACCAACAATTCTGTTTTCTTCAACCCTTGCCTGAATTTGGTCAGTAGTAGGATCACCAGATGTATCAGGAATTGAAGAGAATGCTTTAGAGATCTTTTGATAGTAAATCTCTAAGTCTGTTCTCTCAAGAATATTTGGAACTGCGGAATAGTCAGCAGATGGAACTCTTCCAGCAGCAATAAAATCTGCTAAAGTATTGACATTATCTGCAAATTCAAAGCAGGTAAGTCTATGGTGAGAGAACTTTGGAGGAATTGTTTCTGTAGAGTCTGGTTTGAAATATACACCTTCTTCACTACCATCGAAGAAAGAGAATTGCCAGAAGTATGTACCACCAGTTACTCTGAAAATAGAAGTTCTAGGAGGTTCCTGACCCTCATTAATGCCTTTCGCGGCATAAGTTGTAGGATAAGGAATGTACTTAGGAATAATTTTTGTACGACGAAGATCAGTACCTACAAGAGAACAACCTCTAGGAACAATGAGACCACCTTCTACAGAATTGTACTTATACAATACATTGTTAGGTGATGTAATATCTAAGTTTGAGTTAGCATCAATGGGAGCAACGTTTGTGTAGAGAACCTCGCCAGGTCTGTTATCAACAACATACTCTGCTGGATACAGCATGATAGAGAATGCGTCGAATTCGTCATTACTCAGACCAACTCGATACGAGAATCTTGCTACCTCAAGAAATGCTCTTTGAATAGTTTTGAATGGTCGCAATGCAGAGTTACCTCTGTTATCAATTGAATCAGATGCATCAAAGTCATCTGGATTCACATAGATAATTCTTCCCGTGCGGGAAGTAATAATGTTCTTAAGTCTAGTAAGAGCCATTTCTTATCCTTTGGTGATAATAGTATTTATTAGGAGGAGGTATAGTTCCTTACGGAAAGTTCAGTAGAGTTGTCTTCAAATCCAACCAAGGAAAAGATGTTATTTTGCGTTGCACTCTCTACAATCACACGTTGTCCAGGACCAACAACAATCGACGTAATTTTGTCAATGTTGTTTGCAGCATTAGTCTTATCTTTAACAATGTAATGCTGTGCCTCAAGTGCTGTTGTTGCAGTGCCAATAGAACTAACTGTGGCAAAACTTCTAGTTGCACCTGCTTTAAGAGGCGAATCTAAGAAGACTTCAGAACCTGCAAAATCAGCAGAGTTAAGACCTTTAATAATCTTAAGTGCGGTGCTAGTGTAATCTCTGACAACACCCCACTTACCAGCGGTCTGAGCAGTTACTGTAAACGAACTATTACCTACAGCAAATGTATCAGTTGAGTTGGACCATGTGTTTTCAATATCATAAACATAGATCTCACTATATTCATATGCTGTAGTTGTGCCAAGATATCTTTCAGAACCACCATATCCTGCACCAGCGTTAGATCCAGTGTTTCCATCATACCAATAGAGAACTGATGGAGGTGTACCTTGAGTAAAATCATACTGAACATATGCGCCACTAGATCCAGCGGTGCCATTAGTAGTTTTACCATCGGTATATTCAGTACCATTATCTCCTGTGGTAGCAGAATCATTGTCAGGACCATACTCACCATTAATGGTAGAAGAAAGTCTCAACAATCTGCCACTCATAGAAGAGTCAGAAACATCAAATCTGTAAGTTCTGTCTGTGAATACATTCAGATCATAGTCAGATGTTTGTGCATAGAAACCAAAGGTAGTCTCGTTATCTGTAGAGAATACAAACTCATCTCCAGCAGTACCAATACCACCAGTAGCAATAGTTGCAGAACCACCAGAACTTGCACTAACAGAGTCACCAGCAGCAAATGCACTACCACTACCATTGACGGTAGAAGGTCCAACTTGAATGATAAGATTGGAACCTGCATTGTATGCATCATAAATTAATGCAGTTGTTGCGTTAGGTGCAGTACCTTTGGTTAAAGTTGCACCAATATTAAAATCACCACTAGGACTTTCAACTGTAATAGCAGTAAGAGATACTTTTCTTACATGAATTGTTGTAGTTGCTGGAATGTAAAATGCATGGAACTTTGCTTTCTTTTCACCACTAGCACTAGTAAGTTGATCACCAGGAGTAATCGCTTCATCTGGTGTAATATTAGGACTCAAAGTGAATCTCTGACTAGTAATCACATCACCTTCGTGGAAGAGATATGTGCTAGCGTCCATTGTTAGACTTTGGTCGTAATCTTTCAGAGCAACATCATATGCTGCTCCCGTACCATCGTTTGCAATGGTTAATACTGCGCTAGCAGATTTATTTGTTGGTGCTGCATACAAAACTGTATTTGTAGTACCAGCGGGTTTAGATTGTCCTAAAATGCCTGATCTTGCCATTGTTATAAATTAGAATCCTGCGTAAAAGAATTGTTGAAGTCTAGTGCGACCTGTTAGATTAGCAGCACCGATACCTGCACCAAAGTTAACATCATCGACCGTTACGTTTTCAGTAGAAAGTAATGTAGCGTCTGCATCTGGGAACTTAATTGTTCTTGCCGCAGTGATGTTAGTGGTGTCAATGGTTACATAACGAGTAGTTGATGCCGCCTCACGAATTCGAGGACGAATCAAAGTTTTATTTGACAGATCCTGAGTTGCTTTCTCAAGAACTGTGATGTTAGTAGCACCAGGATTATTTAGCGTATCCGTGTTTGGATAACCAATAGAGTTATTTGTTAGAGTCTGGATGTTAGATAAATCAAACGTCAGTCTCTTTGTATTGTCAATATCATCTGCAAGAATCAAATCAACAATAGTCTTAGCAGTTAATGTCTGCGTAGTATCTTTACCAACCAGAGTAAGACTAAGGTCAGGAATTGTAATGACCCTTGTAGTTGTTAGAGCGTCAGTGTTGAACTGGAAGAAATTAGTGCCTGTTGAATCATTTGCAGCAAACTTAGGAAGAACGAGAGTCTTATTAAGAATCTTTTGTGTTGCCTTAGTATCAACGATAGTTGAATCAAGTACCGCTGGATCTTCTACTGTAACAACTGTAGTACCAGCATCAGGCAACTTATATGTTCTTTGTTGTCCTTGGGATCCAGGATTAGGATCGTAGTTTAGTACAAATCTTGCTCTATCAGAACTAGCATTAGCACCATCCTTATAAAGAATCAGATTATCATCATCAATCTGGATGGTTTTATTCGTGAGGGTTTGTGTAGTATCAGAACCGATTAAAGTAGTAGTGTCACTACTCATAGGAGGAAACTTAAAGATCCTCTGTGCAGAACCAGAACCAATATCAATCGTAGAAAATCTTGCTTGAGGACCAGTACCAGCGTCCTTAATGATAAACTCGGTATCTACAACTTCCAGTGTAGAGTCAATAATAACTGTACCTGTTCCAGCAGCACTCAGGTGAAGATTAGTTTTCTCGGGGGTTGTTGAATCAACGGCAGTGATAGTAATTTTTGAATTAGAACCAACTGCTGCTCTAGTAAGATAAAGACCACCAACACCAAAACCAAGACCTAATTCATCGTATGCATTTTGATACAATCCAGTATTTCGATCCAAGTCGAAAGATAATCCAGGCTCTGCTTTAGTGCCCTGCGAAACTCCCTTAAAGAGTTGATTTACTTTTGCCTTTCTGTTAGGAATCAACGGGTCAGATACGACAACGGGGAGAATTGCTTCTCCCGACAAGTTCGCATCTGCGATTGTATCTAACTGAGAAATTTTACGAGTTCCCACGAATAATCACACGATTTGCTACAAGTTTATTTATACGGATACAATTCATTGTATCTGAGGAATCGACGTGCGTTAGGTTCTACTTCAAGAGATTCACACACAGCAAGATAAGATTCCCATTCTTCAGTCAAATGTGACGGTATCTCGGTGTCCGAGCATGAGGGATTTGAGGGCGACTGCTTTGTCATATTCTTTTTTATGGTAGTTGATTACATCATCGACGCAAGATAGAATCTCTTCATACGCTTGTCGTGCCGTGACTTTCCTATCTTGTAGGTAATCATCGATGCAATCTTGCATACGATCTTTGCGTTGGACTTCATACTCTTTTTGCCAATACTCATCGGAGACATTGATATCAGGGCGTCCTTCGATTGTCATTTCTGAATCTCCATATTTTGATAGTAATTAAAGTTAATTACAACTCTATGCTTACTATTAGTTGTTGTTGAACCAGTGTGTCTAGTGTTAGTTGGAAAAATTACCATCCGATTACCAATAGTCTCAATAGTTGTTCCATCTATAAAAGATGTATAACCATTACAAGTGTTTAGATAATAGATTGCGGTAGTCATGTTATCGCTAATAGGTCTAGGAAAATCTACATGATAACCAAACTCTCTTAAATTTTCCGATTTAGTTAGAAGGTTTGCTTTAATTCTAATCCACATCCAAACATTCAACCTTTCCATGAATAATGTTTCAATGGCGTTGAAAGTTTCACTAACTGGACCTTTGTTTACATTGTAAATGCCATGTGTAAATTGAAATGTGTTTGGATCATTAAACTCCTCATCACATTTATCATTAACATAGTTTTGAAAATACCAGTTGATTTTATAACCAGTCATGAATTGACTGATGGTCATAAAATCTTCTTCTGGTAAGAAATCATCAATTACTTGTATCATCGTCCTTTACAAACCCCCAAGGACCAACCTTATCCTCAGAACGTTTTTTCATGGCAACACCAGCAAGAGATTCCATCACTTTCAGAATTTCTTCTGCCTTAGCACCTTCACCAAGTTCTCTGGCAACATAGAAATACTTAGGAAAGAATTCTTCTCCTGCTGCTTGATATTCTTCAAGGGTAGGTGGTTTCATTTTCCAACTCCATAATCAGGTGCTTTCAGTTCAAGTTTGCGAATGTCAGCATGAAGACGCTCAGTTGCATTTTTATGTAACTTTGCGATTGCTGCTTTTGCTTCAGGAGTTTCTTCCCACTCCCAAGTATCGCTACCAATAGTCATTGTTTTTTTCGTCATAATTTTCCTCCAACGATTGCGGACCCGACGACTCGGGAATATTGTTCTAGAGTGCCTTCTTGTTCACATTTAAGATGCCACCTAGACATGTCAGTGACAACTTTTTCGGTGAGACCGAATAGGAAATCCTTCCATTCACCATCAACTTGACGCATACTTTTCCACATAAATCGTGTTTCCACAACGTAGAAAGCATCATCAATTAGTTTGGCATCTTCAGGCACCATCTTCGGTTTTGTACTGCCACTCGTCTGTGTGTCCAACTGTCCACCATTTTGGTTCTGTTTCAACTGCATAGTTTTGTGTGCAAACTTTGAAATCGGGTTGTTTAAGTTTTCCTGGGATTAGTGAATTGTCTCTCCAGATCACTCGATTGTTCGGTTGAGCAGCGAACTGCCCGTTGTCGAGGGCGATGATGTTGAACGATTTATGTTCGGGGTCCAACTCAGAAAAATTAGTGTCAATAATAGACTGATCTGGATGAGCAGTGTCAATTGTAAATTCATATTCTCCTGCGTGCATTTTTTTGTCCTTACCAAAGAACTCGCAACGTCCTAGAATAGGTTTCCGAACTACAGTGATATTATAGTCGAAAGAGTCCCAAAGTTCAAGTACGTCCAAAGGGAGTTGATCTTCTGGATCGAAGTCTTTTTTCCATACAAATGCGCTTAAAGGTAATTTATCAAACAATGCACCATATTCAGTCAAAAGTGTCTCAAAATACAATGCTTTAGTCTGAACACTTTTAACAGAAATCCATATACCTGGTGTCAATTCACCATGACCTTTTTCATGATCGTAAAGATATTCTTTCTTTACGAATACTGGATTTGGAGGAATAGGATGTACAAGGAATGCCATTAATTACCAGAAGCGAATAATACGTTTTCAACACGTCCCTCCACAAATGTAACCATAGCACTGGGAGTTGGAGCGTAATGTATAGTCCAATGTGCAGGATATAGTTCTATTTGTTTTGAAAGGGGGTATGGTGATACTCTACCATGATTTATGTTCTTTACAACCTTGAAGCATCCGCTATCTTCAAAATCATATGTTCCAGTGTGATCTACTGTCCAAAGTTGACCTTTAGGGTCAATCCAATTATACGTCATATATCCTTCCAGATCTTTAGTCCGTAACTCTCGATTCCAGAATCCTGGTCCAAGATCAAAGGTTGAATAAATTGTGTCGTATATTCCCATATGTTCCATGGTAGTTCGTTACTATTTAAACATCGGACCTTTCATCCATGCTACCAAAGAAATACGTTGACCGCTTTTTACTGGTCTAACTCTATGTGGAATCCAAGATGGAAATACGAGAGCAGTTCCTTTCTTTGGTTTCAAGGACATAAAACAATTCCTATGATAGTGAATTTGAAACTCACCACCTTCATATTCGTCAGCATCACTTAACAGAAGAGAACATGATAGTTTTCTCTCCTGACCAGGATATTCTGGTTTTAGCGTTGATGTACCATCATCAGTATGCCATGTATAAAAGTCCTCATCCTCACCATTATAGATGGTAGATTGTATTCTACTATCAAAGTGAGTTAAATCATAATGAAAATATTCTTCATTAGCAGATGTCATAATGTTGTGAATAATTCCAGGAATCCATTCATCCCAATTAATCCAAGCAACATTAGATCTACGAACTAAATCTAAATCTGGATTCCCTTCTTTTTCAGATCCAGTCTCTGCTGTGTTATAAGTCAGTTCTTTAACTTGTTGCACCATCATTGCGATCATAGGATCAGGCAATTTAGTTCGTGTTTCGTAAAGGATTTTTTCGGTGAATGCTTGTTCCATGGTAACAATCATATAACTCCCCAGGTAGGATTTGAACCTACGACCAATCGATTAACAGTCGATAGCTCTGCCGCTGAGCTACTGAGGATTGAGTTTTTCTTGTTTGGCAGTCTTGAAGTAAAGACTATAATACTTTTTCTTCATATTGTCAATAGTGGTCATATCTTCTTCAAAACCCATGTACTTAAGATGTTGATAAGTACCTTCCATCTCACTTATGAGTAGAAGAAGATGAACTCCCGTTACGGGTCTACCACCAAATTCGTAATTAGATGCCATAAAAGAGGGGGCGCTGTTTCTAAAATACAGATCTTTTGTACTCCCCCATGGAGAATAGCGGACTCGAACCGCTGACATCCTGCTTGCAAAGCAGGCGCTCTACCAACTGAGCTAATTCCCCAAGGAGCCCCTGACAAGATTTGAACTTGCGACCTGAGCTTTACAAAAGCCCTGCTCTACCACTGAGCTACGGGGGCGATGGAAATGATAACCAACCTGTGACTATGTATTTGTGTTCGTGAGGTGCAACTACTCCACGATGTGTGAATGTCCAATCTGATGGCCAGATAAGTGTTTTACCTGTCTCAGGTTTAACTTTGAGTTGCTGATGGTAAAACTCAGTTTCACCACCAACATCAATATCATTGAGATAAGTCATAAAGACTAGATGTCTCATAGAACTTTCTACAGATCCTCGTTCGCAGTGATACAAACGAAAACTTTCGCCTGGTTTATACCATTGTAAACGAATAGGTTCTACGGCACTGAATTCACAATAAAACTCAGCGAATGGATACTCATCGCAATATGCATCTACACATTTCATGAGAGCATCATGATAAAGTTTTCCGTAACCTGTGTCTAAGTCTGTAAATTCAGAATCTGTAGATCTTTTTACGTTCAAGTCAACACCTCTTCCACATTCTCCAGGACGTTTATTCATGGAGGTATGAAAATGTATGATTAATTCTTCGCAGAGTTCTTTACTAATTTGATATTCTCTGATAAAATCATGCATTTGGAAAAGTAATATCCAGATTGAACGATAGTGTTCTCCTCACTTTATCGGATCGGTGAGGAGATACTCCATGCAACATATGACCTGGGAAAAACATTATGTCACCTTCTCTGATTGTAGGTACAAACCTATCAGATAGTTCCATAAGAGTTCTCCAGTTAAAAGACCATTGAATGTGATTTCTATTGTAGAAGTAGAATTCACTAAAGTCTATACCAGTGTCCAAGAAGAATACACATACTATATCATGATTAGAATGATCATGCAACTCTTGGAAACCATTTCTTGAATAAAAATTTATCCAAGGATCCCACATGTAATAATTTAGTTCTCCAATCGCTGCATTACGAGCAAATAGTTCAATAGAAGGTTTCAGGATTGGGAGATACTTTTCAGTTGAAAGACGATAAGTCTTTACATTACACATGTCGGACCATGAATATTTTACATTTTCACCCTCATCCATCTCTAGAGTTGAGATTAATTCACCAGCATTAGGTGCTTGAAATTTAGAATAAAATGAGTTAGAAAATAAAAATTCCATAGTAAACGAAGGGAACACCCGACCAGAGCAAGTTTTAAGTCATTTCGGGACTATTGTCTTAGAGGCCAAGGACCATAATAATCCTCCTTATCAAGTTCCAAATACTGATACAATGCAATATGTAGATGCCAATAACGAAGATACCAATCTGAAATTAGACCATACATCGGAAGTTCGTGATAGTCATTTTCATTTTGGTGAAGCATCTCAATCAACTTTTCCTTGTCCATAATATAGGAGTGGGGGGACTTGAACCCCCACGAGATTAATTCTCAACAGATTTTAAGTCTGGTGCGTCTACCGATTCCGCCACACTCCCATCATAGGTTGGGGGATGGAAATGACAATACTCATTGAAAGTAATTTTCATCTCCTTGTTGCTAAGATTAGCATGTGCTGCTGCTGTTGGCAAGTTCCATTTTGCTGACCAAAGCATTTCCATAGATTTACGAGTTTCAGGTCTCATCAGAAACACCAACTCCTTCTAAAAATGATTTACGAAATTCTTCTGCTTGCTGTTGGATTTCATCTGCAACAGGAGGGATCTCATTTACAGGAACCATCATCGCAGACTTTCCATCTGGACGAGTAATCTTCCAGCATACATGTTGAGATTCTGTTAGATCCATAATGAAATCAAAGTGATCTTCTGCTTGACGTAGGGTAATACCAATAGGTCCAATCATACTTCTGCAAAACAATAGGTGATCATATCGGGATCGAGAATTTCCCCTAGTTCAGAAACAGTTTCAGAGAAACCTGCTGCTCCTTCATAGTCCCACTTCCAGTTGACATCTTTGTCATATCCTTCGTTGTCTACGATTTTCATAGAACGCTTCGAGAAGTTGACGAAGACATGTGCCAGTTCGGTGTCCATGGGAGTTCCCTTGATTACCTATGTATTATAGCACAACCAGAGCGAAACGCAAGGGGGGTGTGCCAGCAGTTACTTTGGCACAAAGTGGAACATCAGTTCCTTCCGAGAGGTCTCTGACTGGTTAACAGTCAAGCGATTACGCATGGTGCTGGGGAATATGCATAACGCGCCTGCATTGGGGTAAATATCGATCCAAGGAGAACTCCATACATTCCATTCCTTAGGTTGTCCGTATGGATCAGGGTCACAAGAAAACTTTATTGCACCAGATTCTTCCGCATAATCTTCCCACCAGAAAATAGCAGTAAACCAAGATCCTGGGTTACAATCTTCCCAAGTAAATCCTGATGGATCAGACTTTCGGAAGTATGATCTAGTCATTTGAATATCACATTGATACCCAAACTCACCAATTAAGTCTGCAGAAAGGTCGAGAAAATATTCCTGCAGTTCTCCTTTAAGGATATTATCCTTCTTAGAATATGCTATCTCAATATCCTGATGTTCTTTTGAAGCAAACCACATCACATTAGATGCAAGTTTTTGAACTGCTTTAGTTTTTTCATCATCAATCTTCGTGATTGCTATCGGACGAGCAAACATCGGAAGAATTTGCCAATTTGTCATAATTAGTTTAAGTAAATAGTTGGTGCTCCAATGATCATTTTGCCTTTCGCGATGAGATTCATCGCACCACCAGCAGAGATAGAACAAACACCACCAACTTTTGTAGTAGCGACACCACCAACAGTTAATGTGTATGCACCTTTAACGTCACATACAGAAGTAAGACCATAGTTTTCTGCTTTAAGACCCGCAGTATTTGAAATAGTATACCGAGGAACAGCATCAGCAGCAGAACCAGCAGGAGACATGATAGTTTCTACAGATCCTTTTACTAGTCTGAAGATACCTGCTTTTGCAGGAGGAATACCTGCACTAAGCATGTTAATAGTTTCATTCAGTGTTGTTGTAATCAAACTGATACTATTAGATCCTGTACAGATAATTTCTGCACCAGACATACTTTGCTGACTACAAGAGTTTTCATACAATGCACCAGTAATTTTAGTGGATTGTGATGCGAGGTTAATTTCGGATGCTTGTGCTTCAAGTTTAGCACCAACAACGTTGATATCAACATCAGATCCAAATTTGAGTGTATGCTTTTGAATCTTAGTGCTTTTATCCTCACCATTCTTATCAACTACCTTAGGAGCACCTTCAGCATCAACGAATAAACCACCACCAACTTCAAGGTGCATGTCACCTGTAACTTTCAAGAAGTAATCGCCATTTACATTGACAACCTTATCATTGTCAACTGTTTTACAATCATCACCATGAATTTCTTGAGTGTAGTTACCTGCATAAGTTGAGTGGTTTGCAACTAAATTACCAGTATCACCTTTACCACTATTATTTTGCTTTGCGGTTTGATCTGCTAATTTTTGTGCTTCTTCGTCACTGAGATCTTTGTTCTCTTCACGAATCTTTTTATATGCTACATGTTTAGCATACTCATGATTGTTAGTTTTAACTGCGAGGTGTGTAGTTCCGTTGGTATCTTTTTTTAGACTTGCTTGTCTACCTGGTGTACCAACATACATCTCATATGCACCATTAATCCATGTTTTTGCAGCAGTCATATATGGATCTGCTTCAGCAATGATGTTATCGATTAAACTTCCACCACCACTATTATTGCCACAACTCCCTCTTTGTTTTCCTCGGATTTTATTAATTTCTTCTAATTCTTCAGGTGTACAATGTGTAACACCAAAGAGAGGGAACCAACCAACTGTATCTACACCGCCATCAGGAGTTCTGTCGCAATTACCAGCAGCAAACTTAATAAACATAGCAATGAGACCAGTGATGCTACTGATTCCATTCTTGATTAAGTCTGTTCCTTCTGAGAAAATAGCACTACCAGATTTCCATGCTTCAATAATTTCTTGTGCTTGCTGAACACCCTGAACAATAGTTGAAACTGTATCAACAATTGAAAGAACTTGATCAAGGATGTTATTTACACTGCAGACGATACTATCAATGATTTCCTGAACACCCTGAAGAACCATTGCTGCCTTATCAATGATTCCATCCAAGAATGAATTAACAATATTAGTAAGACTTCCAATAGGATCAGAGATGTAACCAATCAAGTTAGAGTCAATATTACATAGAGAAGATAGAATCTGTACGACTGCCTGTTGAATAGCAGTAAAGATAATAAACGGAACACCAGTAGCACCGCCTAAAAGGTTAACGAGTTGCAGTTGCTCTGCTAAGTTAGCAATTGATTGACGAACTGCAGAAACAACCTGCGTAAATACTGCACTCAAAAAGTTTTGAATCTTTGCAGTCAATGCCTTTGCAGTAACCAGTTTTCCAGAAACAATATCTAAGAAGTCACCATCTTCTGCTTTAACTAGATTACCTGCCGTATCTGCTAGATCTTCTACAAGATAAGATAATTGATACTCTAAAGTTTTCCATGGACCACCAACACCATTAGCAGCAGGAATTGGTTTTTCTGGATTTCTTGGTTTTACAGGGTTAGCACTACTACCAGCAACACCAGGAGTTGTAGCAATACTATTTGGAGAACCAGCACCTTGAACACCTGTTGTCTTACTAGCAGGCAATGATACTGAGTTATTATTACCCTGACGATTATATCCTTCTGATTTAGTTCTAGCAGTAACAGAGTTTGGTGAAGTTGGATTCAAAGCAGATGCATTGGGTGCGATGCCTGGTTCCATGTATTCACCAGTAAATGCAAATACTTTCTTATCTGCAGATTCTGGAGATTTATTTACACGCAAGACACCAATCACAATGGGCATCTGTGCAGATTCTCCATCCATGAAGAATCCCATAACAATAGCGCCAGGTTGTAATTGACCAGAACTTTCACCCTGACCATCATTACCTGCCTGAGAAGTATGTTGTAGAACAGTTGCCCAAGGAATTTCTTTAGTTGGCAAATCAGCAGTAGTTCCACCACGAACGTTCGTGTAATATCCGAGAACCCGAACCTTACAGCGTCCGAGTTCCATTGGATCTTCGTTGTCTTCTACTTCACCAACCCACCAGAAAAATCCGTCTCTACCGACAAAATTTACTGAAGGTTCATTGATAATACCATCAATTGTTGCCATTTATTTAAGGTTTATATCCTATAAGTTTATTTAGTAAGGTATCCGTTTTCTTTTAACCATTCACCAGTCATGGGTGTAGGATTATAATCAGTCCACATAGTGCCACGAGCACAGGACTCTAATGCTTCCTGTGTCATATTCTCAGTTTTGCCTGCCCAGGTTGCTTCTGCTTCCCAGGGTTGTGCGTGTGCAGGATAAGTGCGCTTGACCATTTCTTTCCAAATCATAGGCACATCGTCTTCAGGTTTGATAATAGCGATCATATTATTCTTGATGGTGCCTGCCATACAATCCTGAGCAGCGTGCCAACCTTCATGACGAACAACACTCATCAGGATGTGTGGGCGATACACATATGAGCGATTGAGATAGAAGTGATTACTTACAGTATGATAGACACCACGATGTCCTACAGGAAAATACTTTTCATCAGCAAGGTGAACATGAACACCAATCTTCTTAAAGGCGATCATAATCTGATCAAACTCATCTTTGACTGGATCCCAATTAGATTGTGGAAATGCATGTTCGAGATCAATAGATGAGTTGATCCTTTCTACATCCTTGGTGCATTCTTTAAGAAGCATACAACCCATGGCGTCCATGGTGTAGTATCCTTTAGTAATCTTACCCTCTGCTTGTACAGGCATGGAGAATCCATGTGCCATACCGAGAAGAAGTCCAGCAATAATGGTGTTTTTCATACTTTTAAAGACAAATTGCCTGAGATAGAGATACGTTGGTCATCACAATTATAGAAAGGATATACTATATGTGTTAGTTTAGATGGGAAAAATAACATAGTTCCTTCATATTCAGGTGACATAAAATATGTGTAAGGACAAGGTTGACCTAAAATATTTGTGATGATAAATTGAAAATTAGAGATGTCCATAGAATTTGATCGAGCAAATGGTAATTTCTTTTGCTCTTCAAATTTAGTAGGAATTTTCATCCAGATTACAAAACTATAGATACCAGTATGATCATGCATTGGGTTGAATTCATATTGGTTCTGATAGTTAACCCACATTTTATCCAAACATATAGGAAGGACTTCTGTTGTAGGCAATGATCTAGTTAAGTCAACAAATTCTTGACCATATCTTTCTATCAGTTCTATCAATGTATTATCGAAGAACCAATCATCAGTGTCAGGAATCACATGACTAGTGGAAATATTTCCTGCTAGTTTTTCTTTTAAGTCCTCACCTCCGCTTTCGATACATTCCCATAAATGTATCTTTTCTTGGCGAGATAATTTTTTTTCTAACCATCCAAGATTGTTAGGACTGACTGCTTTAATCATCGCTGATTTTGCTCACAAATAATGAATTGACTGATACAATATCTACCAAGTTTTTCACCTTGTCGTTTCATTTTGATAGGAGTTACCTCATGCATCAATGGAGATGGGAAGATCAAAGTTCTATTATAGTCTAGATCTACCTTATAGTCAAATTCAGGAAAAATTAAATCTCCACCTCTAAATGCTCTAGGTTTTTTATAAAACCAAGTTAGAGTTGTGACAATAGAAACATCCCAATGAGGTTTATATGAATTACTATCTTCATAGTAACAAAGTTGAGTATTGTATGCAGAAAGATTTCGCGCAGAAAAATACCAGTGTCCATGATCTTTCAATATTTGCAGATCATTTTCATACATTTTAGCAGTATTCCTTAAAATGCTAGAATGATTTCTGTCAGTGAAAAAATCATCTACCCATACAACATAATTGTCTTTAAGCAATTCTCCATCAGGAGATAGTGCTCCATCTCCAGCACTACTTTTTACCATCCTACTAGGATGTGTAAGATAATCTAACTCTTCCCAAATTTCTTTTTGTTGCCAATCATCATAATGATTGTCAATAATGATGTGGGGGAAAGGTTCTTTTAAATACTGAATGTTCATAATATGGGAGATACAAGGATCGAACTTGTGACAATCTCGGTGTAAACGAGGTGCTCTACCGCTGAGCTAATCTCCCGTTCGGATAAATTTGTAAGGATTGTGAGATCCCCACACCATTTCTCCATTTGTATTAAATCCTCTATCTCTACTATGTAATTTAGTACCATAGAGAGACATCATAGATTCAACACGATATCCTTTAACACCAGTGCATTTATCACCGACTAAACGTCCGTGCCATGCAGTGCCGTCGAATGAGAACATCATATCACAATTTTCTGATCGTGTCCAGTCTAGATCGTAATTTTCAAAGACAACTTCAGTTTCTGAGATGACTACGAGTTTGTGATATCTTTCTCGATATGGATTGCTGGGACCATCCTTTCTATAAAAGTTTTTTGAATGATACCCACCATCAATCTTCTCCCATATTGTTTCTACTTGAGCATAACAATGTGGAGAAGATTGTGCTTGATATTTGTTTGTCCAGTGCCCTAATAAAAAATCATCAATCGTCATACACTAGGCATTCAGGTTCCGATGGGAATTGGTCGCAATAGAGCTCAAGGTATGTAGGGTCATGATGGTCACCCGCTTCGATTTCCTTTTTATGGTGCTCTTTGTATTCCTCAAGATCATGCAGTTCGCTTTCAATATGACGACGCATTTGAGGATTTGTGTTTGGGTTATCGAGAATCTGCTTATCAGCCTCGATATGCTTTTCGATGGATTCCATATTTGTATACTACTGATACGTTACTATTTATTTTAGAACTGAATCCTTAACCAGGAATAGTTCCGTCTCTAGGATAGTTCCTGTAGAACTATGTGTCAAGGAAGCAATCATATATCTTCCACTATATTTTTTATCTATCTGAGTTTTACTACCACTTCTAGTGGTTGCAGGTATAACTATGTTGATTCCATGACCTGCATACAGATCTAAATTACCAGGAATTTTAATTTTAAGTTTGATAGTCTTCAACGATTCAAATCTCATCCACTGATATGCTTGAAGTTCTACCAATGCTTCATAGTTAGTGTCTGCATTCTGTTGAAACTTAGGATCGAAAATCTGATTAGGTAGGATAGTATATCTAACCCTCTTTGGATAATCAACTAAATTTTTAACATTATCATCTGCTTTTTCAAATGGATTTGTAGAGTTCTTACCTAAGTGAGACATGTTTGACCACAACTCTTTCAGGGAATATCGATATGCATCAATGGACATATCTGTACTGGTTCCCATCTTAGAGTTAGGTACAGTATTAGGATCAAATCCAATACTAAATCCAGACCATGCACCATGTCTCAAACCTTCCAAAAAGTTTCTTTCGCTTGGAAAGGTTAAGGCATTGATTTTGTATGAGTCCATAGAACCATCATCGCCACGCTTAGGACTATATGAATAACTATACAATCTTGGTTTTCCAGTATTTGTATTTGTCTTTTCTGTAGGAGATTGATCGTTAATATCCTCAATCATTCTGTCAATAGACTTAAAATTAAACCCAAGTCCATTTTCAAAAAAAGCAAAACCATTTTGAAATCCACCACCTGATTGACTCTTTCTGATAGTTCTTTGTGCAATCCAATAAATTGCATCAAAGGGTCTCCAGTTTGGAGCAACAAAATGATGATCGTTTAAAGTCTCTTCTAAGTATACTTTTTTACCACTAGAAAGATATTTTTGATTTTTAACTAATTGTTTTACAATTTGAGATGCTTCGGTTCCATTTTTAAAGATAACTTCAGAGTTTCCGAATACATTTGTAACTTCATTACGAACAAACTCATCAGAAGCACAATTGACTATGAATACATCAGAACCCTGATTAGTTCTTGTTCTAGATTCAATTTCATAACTTCTAAAATTATAACTCTTATCGACGATCGTACCAACAATATTGAGAGCAAACTGCTCAGATCCAGTTAAAGCACCAATCAGACCAGCAGCATCTTCAAAGATAAATGATGCTTCTATAGTGGCATTTTCAATACTTTCAAAGATCTCAAATCCTCTGACAAATTCTTTCAGGTCATAACTACCTTCAGAGTTCTGAAGTTTTTGACCATTTCTATAAACTAACAGGGTGAAATCAATTTCACCAACCTGTTCTCTTTTAATACTCATTTGATCAGACCTTTAATTGGATTTAGGTTGGAATTCAACGCCTTTGCAGATGTTTGTTGTACTCCGTTGACACGACTGGTTCCCCGACCACTCATACTACTAGTCATCATATGTTGTTCCTGTTGTCCACTCGCTTGTGACATTAGTTGTGTAATCACTTGCTGAGCAGCACCAATCTGCTGTCTATTCATACCATTTTGTCTTCCAACCTGATCCATAACAGCTTGAATCATCTCTCTAGTTCTTTGACTTATGCCTTCCTTGGCAGCATTTCTATCTTCAGTTAGTTTTGCCAATTCTCTCTGTCTTTGTACATCACTAGCACCTGGTCGTTTTCCAGGTCCTAAATTAGACATATTACCAGTAGGACCACCAGGAACTGCGCCTCTTAGTGCTGCTAATCGTTGATTAGTATCTGCCTGTTGAGCCTGTCTAATGAGGGCATCTACTGAATGTGTATAACTAGCACCCCTTCTCACCATGCCAGATCTAGAATCAGATCCAGGTCCGAGACCTAAATTAATTTTAAATTTTGGTTTACTCGATTCTTCAGCTGCTTCTCCTACAGGAGAATCTAAACCTCTATGACCACTAGTACCGCCATCAGGACCAATCTCACTTACTGGTGTTTGTAGAGTTTTATTGCCAGCAGTATTGAAGAAATGATTACCAAATTGAACAACGTTGACATTCTGAGAAGAATCTTTTTTTGCAGAACCAGTTCTAAATCCAGTTGCTGCTAACAAATAATTGATCTGATCTGGTCCTAATCCCCGTGCCTCAAGACTACCCCTAAGACCTGCAGGATTTTGTGCTATTTTAATCGCTGTTGCTGCAGCGTCCATCTCTGCTTTAGTTCTTGGTTTATTGATACTTCCATTACCATTACCATTAATAGATGCTGGTACTGGTTGATACTGACCAGAAGCATTGATAACGTCAGTAATACTACCAGACTTTGCGTTAAACATTCCAGGATTAACTACACTGCCCTGAATTAGTCCTGCTCTATTAAGAACTGATCTAGCAACCAATGCCTGTCCAATTAAACCTTCTCCACCTGCTTCTGCTAAAACGAGTTTTTGTAAGTATTCAAATTCTTTGGAACCAGAAATTTCTCCACCCTGTCTAGTAGAACCAGATCCAGTATTATCAGTAGCAGGTCCACCAGCACTAGGAATATTATACTTCTCACCTTTTGCCAAATATTTTTTAACCATGGCACGAAGTTTATCACCACCACTGCCATCTGCTTCATTCTTAGATAGTTTATGTAAGTCAGAACGCTCACCAGTACCACCCCACCAAGTAGGACCATAATTATCATGAGGTGATCTACCATCTTTATTTGATGCTGCTTCAGCGTGATTCATTACACGCTTAATATTAATATGCTTTGGTTCCCATCCCCAGTCTAAAGCAACGTTAGATGCTTCCTTTGCCATATTTTGAAGTTGAATGTTTTTAGGACCATAGTTGTCCCAATCCCATCCCTTCATACCTGCCATGGAGATACCTACATTACCACGATTTCTGTAGTAAGTATGGTTAGTATGTTCATCATAACCCTTGTGTCTATATGCACTACCATCACCTTGAATAGTTGTGTGATATGGACCATTCTTCCAATTATATCCACCAGCAGTCCAGTGGAAATAAATCTGTTTATCTAAATTACCACCCTGTGCAAATCCAGGAACTTTATATCCTAAACTTTTTGCTTCGCCCAGTCGTTTATCTGTTAGGTGGGGTTGCGTTTTTGTTCCAGGAGTATTAAAAGGAACGACGAAAGCTCCCCCATCGCTCTTTCTAGCGACGTACTCAGAGCCATGTCCGATAAACGAGGTTGATCTCCCTCCATCCAATGATACGGGATATCCTGATTGTGGTCCATTGATCCATCCTCCCTGAGAGAAACCTTTTAATGAGGGGACTTTACCACCTCTAGAGAAAACATTGAAAGGTTCAGAAACATTAAATCCACCACCAGTTTTCTCCTCAGACATTTCCTGCTGACGAGATTTGCCTTGAGCTGCTGCTTCTTCATCCTGTGCAGAACCATCTTGGTTTGATAGGTACGTCATGACACCCGCAGTGATGACGCCAGCAGCTAATAGAGTCTTTGGATTAAGTCCAAACCTCAAAGCTCTTTTTATAAGGCTTGCTTTGCCTCTCACAAGGCCATTATAAAACAATTTAAGGACGGCACCAAAATCCGTAATAATTTTTAAAGGATTGCTCAACCAACGCAATCCAAGGAACAATGCACCTAATCCAACAAATGCTTGTCCAAAACCTTTCAGTTTTTCCCACCAACTAGTATCATCAGATAAAAGTTTATATAATCCTTCAATAGTATTAACGACACCAAATTTTGCCCAATCAAAAATAAACTTGACTACCTTAGCAATACCTTCTAAAATGCCAATAACTTTCTGTTTATTTTTCGGGTCAGCTAACCATTTGAGTGCAGGTACAACAACAAATAATTTGAACAAACCCCCAAACATCTTCATGATAGCTTCAAAGAAACTACCTGTACCAGTTACAAGTTGTCCTACAAAACTAACCAGTTTCCTATCTTTTTTCGGTTCTGTATATTCAGCGTCAAACTTTTTCTTTTGCTTCTCTTGCAATTCCAATCTACCAATCATGGCAGACTTCAAACCAGCAACCATTCCAGCAATTGAATTCAGGGTAGCACCCAGATTATTCACTGCTTGAGTATTGTTGTTAATAGATTTTACTAACTTTGCTCTTCTTTTAGGTTCGTTCTTTGTGTCATTAGCATCAACAGATACTTTTTCTACATTAACAAACTTATAGAAATTAATCTTGCTAGTTTTTGAAATGGTTGCCATCAATTATCTCCCTGAGGCAGCATGTTGAACAATAGTTCTAACGTTATTTATGGGCACTGCTTGAGGAATAGGAACAATTTTCTCAAGAACAACTGGAACAGGAACAATGTCTATAGCAGTGTTCATTACATATTCAGCAGATAAACCACCAGGTTTCATCATTTCTTTTGTAGCAGAACTTGCTACACCCAAAATCTTAGGATCGATACCGAGATCGGAACCAATCTCACTAATTGCAGATGAATAATCTCCACCTATAGCATTAGTAATACCTCGGAAGATACCACCAGCACCGAACTGATCTGCCATTGCTTGCATACCAGTCATTGCATCAAATCCACTATTCACAAATGCAGATACAGTTCCACCAAAACTTCCAAGTTTAGAACCAATATCAAAAGAGTTGAATGCATTCTGAATAGCACCACCGAAATTACCACCTGCTAATTGCTGTGCAATACCACCAAGATTAGGATTGATCATGTTCAATCCACCGCTGAGAGCACCCATAAAGTTGCCACTCATCAGATTACCTCCAATGGCACCTAATGCTGGGTTGATCATGTTTAATCCACCAGTGATAGCACCAGCAAAGTTTCCTCCCATCAGGTTTGATGCAATTCCTCCAAGTGGCGAATCCATGAAATTGCCAACTTGACTCATTATTCCACTTACTCCAGGAATCATGCTAAGACCTTGAGTGATAGCACCCATGGGATTACCACTGGCAAGACCAGCAACTGCATTAACACCTGCTATGATAGGTCCAGCACCAGGAATAAACGACGCAGCAGTCTGAACAATAGGGTTACTTACAATACTACCAACTGCTTTACCTACACCACTTACCGCTTTCTTAATACCTTTGACAATACCACCAAGGAATAATTGTTGAGGTTGTACAAGTCCGCCGCCAGAATGTGCTTGTCTGTCTTGAGATCCTTTTGCTTGAGGAGAAGTCTGACTTGGATCATATTTTGCACCAAACGTTTGTTGGAACGTTCCTGGTTGCATTAAGAAATCAAAGAACCTATCTCTTTGTGCCCAAAGTTTTCCAACATTCGCGAAGAATGGTTGAATAGCATTCTCCCAAATAAAACCTATAGGACCAGGGAATACAAATAGTTTGGTAAGTTGTTTTGTTATTTTGAATAACTCGCCACCAATTTTCCACCAGTTAAGTGGATTGGCGAGATACTTCATCACCTTGAACATCGAACCAGCAATGCTGCCGAGTTCCTCCCAAAGGGCATCAAAGAAATTTTTGACACCTAGGAATTCTGCCATGGAACCTAACATGTTCCACAGACCGCCAATTCCCTTGACTACATTACCAAAGAATTCTGCTATACCTTGACCAATTTGTGTCCAGAACTCACCAGTAAATAAAGTCTTGACTGCTCCCATCAGGGATTCGCCTACAGCACCAAGACCACCTGATCCACCACCTTCTCCAGTGATAGTGCTAAACAACCATCCACCAAGTGCTTCACCACCAATACTACCGAGCATACCTCCAATAAAGGCACCGATAGGAACTGTGAGAGGTGCTGCTGGACCACCAATAGCACCAATAGCACCACCTGCCCAAGTTCCAAGCAGTTCACCAAGACCTGCACCAACTGCCATGGCAGCAGACTTGGCAATCGATTCACCTGATGCCCAGTTCAGAGCAAATGTAATCAGAGGACCAATGACAGGAATTCTGTTAAGAACTTTCTTCAGAGTTTTAACACCACCCATGCCAAGGATCTTCAGGAAGAAGCGTTGTGTTGCTTTGTCCATCCCCTTCTTGAAGATGGAAGATCCTGCTAATTTTGCTGCCTGTTCGTTGCTTTCACCTAATAAAGTCGCAGTAATCCTATTACTTCTGGTAGATAGACTACCCAGTTTAGGTGCAGATTTAATTTGCCCTTTACTAATTCTCTTTGCTACATCTGCTTTAGCACGCGCTGCTGCTTGAGATGGAGAAACACCTTCAGAGATTAATTGATTATATCTTTGGTTATATACATTTCTAGCAGCATTACCATGCTGTTTAGAAATATTGTCCGCTATTCTTCTTTGTGGTGAATTTAAAGCACTATCTTCAATCCCAGTAAACGTAGTCTGGGGTCTTACTTGCGGTTTTGGTGTTGTAGTAGTGCTACCTGGTGGTTTCTTAGTTTTAGGATCTACTCCAGGAGGTTTCTTTTGTGTCTTCTTTGGTTGGTTCTTTGGTTGCTTTGTTCCTCCACCAAGACTTAGAAGATCGATGATACCAAGAATATCAGTAATTAAACTGAATGGATTCATCAAATACTTCAGTGCTGTGATGCCAAGCATCACCTTTCCAAGACCCTTCAGACGAGTACCAAAGTCTGAATTAGGATCCATCAATGCTGAGAATCCGTCTAAGAAAGTTGTAGTTAGACCTTTAGCAAATCCATATAACTTTTCAAAAACAAATTTTGTTTTCTCTAAAAAAGTTACAATCTGTTGTTTCTTTTCAGGATCTGACAGATATTTTAAAGTCTCTGTAATAATGCCCAGAGTGGCAACCTTCATTAAAAGACTACCGATTGGTCCAAAGAAACTTTCTAACCAACCAAACGATTTTTTTATACCTTTCTTAGTCTTACTATCCTTCTTAGGTTTTACCTTTCCTTTTTCTAGTTTTTCTAATTCCTGTGCCTCTTCAGCAGCAGCATCCATTTCCCGACGCTTTCTCTTGCGTGCCAGGATTTCTTCAGTCTTTTGTAATGTTTGACCTTTAAGGGCAATTTTCTCCAGATCCTGTACCATTTCACCGATACTGGATGCAATTGCGCCCGTTCTGTTTAATGCTAAAGTAGTTTTACTCGCAGCAGCGACTGGAGCAGGTGCATTGGCACCTACTGAACCA